TTGCAGAAGCACAAGTTAGAGGCAAAAAAGCTAAGATGTGGCAAGCTATATTAGAGCCAGAAGAATTGTCTGCATTTATGGATTTGACTGATATGTTACAAGCAGTTGGTCGTATTCAAACAAGAGCTGGTTCAAATACTTTTTCTAATTTTGCTATAGATGAAATAGTTACTGCGGGTTCTAAAGTAATAGTAGGCAGTCCCAGGCCTAAACTATCTACTGCTAGTAAAGTAGGATCTATAGCAGAAAGTATTGTCAATATACCAAGTAAAGCTTTTCAAGGTTTTAGAATACCGGGCATGCAAAAAGCAGAAACTTTACAGAAAGAAGCGTTCATAGATTTTTTAATTTCAAACATTATTGATCCTAAAAAGAATGTTGTTTTAAGAGAAAGCATTACAGACATCAAGCCTAACATTTATTTGCTTACTCAAACATTTGCGAAAGGTGGTTTGGAAGCCGTAGAAAATTTAGGTACAACTATCAGAGAAAGAGACGAAGCATTAAGATTAGAAAAACAAAATCCTAGCTTTGGTGAACTTGAACAAGAAAGTGTTGAAGTAGATCCTAACCTACAATCGTCTATAAATACCTTTCAAGTTCCTAATGTTAGCCAACCATTGTTTGACGAACCAGATGCAGATTTAGGATTAGAGCAGTTGACTTCTCCCACCATCTTACCTAACGAGAGAGACAGAGAAATAGCGATGCGACGTATAGGCGGTATCGGTTCTTTAGTCTGATGATTCAGAAGCGCTTATAATCGCTCCTACGACGTTATAATCTAGTTCGTAACCCATTATGGTGTCTCCACCTACATTCACCTCTAAATTGCGCGATATGAGCCTCATAAGCGCCGCTTGTTGGTGTAGAGTTAGTCGACTAAACAAATCTATAACCTCTTGTGCTTCAAGCACAGGTTTGTAAGACTGAGGGACAGACTTTTTCTTTGGTTTGATCTTATTAAACAAGTTCATGCTCTTGCATTGCAGATAGTCTCTTATGCTCTTTCTGTATAAGAACCTTGAGTTGATCTATCTTAGATCTATGTTCCATCTGACAGATTTCTTGCAAAAGGTCATAAGTAGCTGGATCTACAGCAAGACTTTTTCTTATTTCTTTTCCGTCTCTTCTGGTTTCCATAATGTCTGATTCTGTAATCATGTGCCACATTCTATAAAATTTTGCAGAAATATACAAATAAATAGGCTTTTGTATCTGCTATACTCTTGCAACATGTATCAAGTTAAAAATTATTTACTCAGCATGCAATCGCATTGGATGATTAACCACTCCACTTATCAAGCGGTCCAGGAGTCTGTTCCAAAAATAATTAAGTACAAAGCATCAGCTGGTGTGGATAACATGGATAAGACTCCTATACATAACGTAATAAAAAGAATACATCCTGACATTTATCGTGTGCCTTTGTTTCGTAGGAAGTTCTGTGCTTTGCTGATGAAAGAAATACAACACATGGAAAGAGAGATAGGCTTTGAGACTAACGAAGAAGAAGACGAGCTCCGACAGATTCCTGAAATAGTTTTGCGTGACCACGCACCAGAGCTCTATCGCAGTATGTGGTTTGTGGTACAGACAGTTCTGAACCCCATATTCAACGCCATCTGGCAAAGAGATTGTAAAGATCCCTCGACCATACAGATAGCCAACTACAACCTCAGAGATAAGAAACAGGGATCCTGGCACCATGACGACAGTGCGGATATATCTGTGGTGGTTCCGTTGAATACTGGCAAGTATCAGGGCGGTGGAACCGCGTTTCATAACTATGGTGAGGTAGCACCCTTACCCACAGGCCACGCACTCATATTCCCTAGCTTTACCAATCTACATAAAGGTCTGCCAGTCGAATCTGGCGACAGATACCTTTTGGTTTTTTGGCTGAACGACAGACAAAGAATCATCGAACAATACGAAAATTTAGCCTAAATTATTTTGTTACTATTGTAAGTAAATAGTTGCAAATAGTTGTAACTTTTGCTATATTAGTCATGTGAGACATTTAATTAACAACAATAAAAAGGAGAAAAAAATGACTAATAAAATTGTAAGCAACGATTGTTGTGACTACAAAATAGACAACAATCAATTAATCTATAACGATTTTAAAGGCACAGGCAACGATACTTGGGGAGAGGTGCAATTATTTGAGCATTTTTCTAAAGGTGATATTGCTTATATGAAAAAAGAGTTTGGTCAAGATTTTAGGGTTTGGTGTAGTCAGTTTGGAGATTGCACAGAACAATTAATTGACACAGACGAACTCGTAGAGTTTAAAAAGTAAGGAGAAGGTAATGATTAAATATGTAATGAGAAATTTCGATAATAATGCGTTAAGAAACAATAAACAGTTTGATACTTTAGATGAAGCTATTTTGTTTGCAAAGGGTGATACTTGTTGGATTGATGAAGTTAAGGTAAGAGCAGATGGTTACTTTAAGAGTACAGAAAAAGTCCGTGAAATGGTGGCTACACAAATCATAGATAGAATCACAAGCATAGTCGAAGAGGTTGATCCTAGAAACTACGACGAGTCAATCAGAGAGGATAAGTGGGAGCATTATTGGACAGATGATTGCACCTTAGTAAACGAAATGTTTGGTTTGGTTGAGTCTCTAATGAGCAAAGATAAACACGATGAATTTTCTACTTGGTGTTTACGAGCAACAGAAGAGAACATAATCGATTACATAAAACAAACCATTTTAAAGTAAGGAAGACCAAAGAAAGAAGGTGGCATTAGCCACCTTTTTTTTAATATAAATCTTTCAGTCCTACCTCTTGTATGCCTTCACAGTTGTAAGGCTTGTAGTCGTCGTTTTTAGAGCAATCTTGTATAAGTGCCAGTGCTTGCTCGTTTCTTGCTTGTGCATACTTCAATGCTTCATCTGATAGTGTATAAACGACATAAGGGTAGGGATCCTGTTTCTCTTGAGCCAAGAAGTTAAATCCTTTCGCAGTCAGTCCACATGCCTTTGCTCCGTCTACATACAAAGATGCTTGTTGGTGATAGTTAAAAGCATTGATAGCACCTTTAAATCCACGAGGAGACGCATCACGACAGGTTTTAAGATCCCACACATATTCGTTGTCGTACCAATCCATTCTTGCCTTAAAAGGTGCACCATGCCATTCAAACACTAACGTCAGTTCTGCTCTGTCGGTTTCTTTCGGTATGTAATCCTTCACGACCTCACGACGTTTCATACATACATCGTATAGATCCTGGGAGATTGGTGTACGATTGCCCACAGTTGCTAGGAAGTCTTCATAATCAGCTTTACCAATCTTGGTTCTTCTATCTACGTTAGGTTGTATCACAAACTCTTCATCAAACTTGTGGTGTTCTAAGAAGACTGTGTGTTGCACTCGGCCTTCTAAAAGAGCTGGCGTTTGCTCCATTTCTTTTCTGTACTTCCAACTAAAAGGGCACTTGATAACCGCAGTTAGATCGTGAGATCTAAAAGCTGGTATCTCAGCATACTCCTCGTAAGAGAGATCCTCATACACACCTGGTTTAAATTCTTTCATTTTTTTGTATCTCCTTTATTTCCTTATCTGTTAAATCAAAACAATTCAGATTACCCGCTACAGTTCTTCGCTCACCTTCACCAAAGAAAGGATAGACTGTGTGTTGCATCCAAGAAGGAAACAACAACAGTTTACCTAGTTCTGGCATTATATAACGAGACTGCGACGGCCTGAGTCGCTCTGGATCTTTGACTTGGTTCAAACCATAGGTGAAATTGATGTAGCCATCGATTGCCCCAGAACTGTCGTATAGATCCACACGCTCATCGCTTGCTTGGGTTATTTGGTCTGGCACCATAGTCCAGGTAGTAAAAGATATACCCATTGGTGCTTTGGTTAAATGGTCATGGATTGGATTGTAGTCTCCCTCAAAACTATGGACTGACCACAACTTATCCATAGATATTTTCTTAGCTCTGAGAGGAGATTTAGTTTGCTCGACAAAATTCCTCAGATATGCTGCGGCCAAGCTCTCAACGATTCTAACAAAAGGTGCTAGAGACTTATCCTCATAATCCATAACAAGTTGCTCGCCTTGGTGTATCTGACCAACTAAAGTATTGGCGGCAGATTCGCGCTCCTTGTTCTGTCTCAATGAGTCTAAGTATTCGTTGAGAGTTGTCACTACCTGATGGGGTAATCTATGTTGCAACATAAATGCAGCTGGCAACGTAAATAATTCGTATTCTATTTGGTTATCCATCTTCCTCCAGGATCTTGACGAGCTCTGTCATAATCAGAGAGTAACCGACAAGATCGTCGGCTGAATCTTTGTGTCCGGGATTATTCATAATCCTACATGATTTAAAAGCAATCATCATTGCACAACATTGTGAGGGAGTGATTTCTGTTTTAAGTAAACCACTCCACACTTCGGCTAACTGAACGAAAAACTTATCTGGTGTGGAGTAACTTTCTCCTTTTACGTCTAATAAGTCTGCTATCTGTTCTGCTTTGCTTTTATACATAATGGGGTGGTAGGCAACCGCGCTATCTTTTGTTGTGAGACACAAGGAGTAAATGGTTGCCTACCGGAAACTAAAAAGGTATGTCGTCTTCTTTAAGTGTTTCTGTACCTTCTGATATTGTTTCTAAGTTATCACTCGCTACAGAAGCAGTCACAGTTTTTGGTTCGTCACTACCATCATTTGCGGCAAGATATTCAAAGCTGTCTTCAATGTCCTGTTGTTGCCAAGCAGCAAGTCCATCGAATATATCACACATTGCTTTTGTTTCAGAACTTGAGTTGCCGTTAAATTCGTTACAGTAGATTCCTAAATCAAATGCTTGTTGTTCATTCTTTGTAGCAATCTTTTGTACGCCACCATCTGGTCTTTGTAGATTCAGGATCTTAGGATTACCGCCAGCATGTTCAGAGGAGGCTTCTGTGTGGCCTACTTCTATCCTAGCTGTGCAACCTAATAGATCTGTTACGTCAAAACCGCCAAGTTCTTCATCGGTGAAACTTTTACCTCGCCATGCTTCTAAATGTTTTCTTAATGCAGCCTGTTCATGCAACGATGCAGTATATGTTTTGGACACAGCATAAGGTCTGCCATCTTCCATCAATGTCTCGTTGTTGTCAGGATCTACTGCCTCAGTAATTTCAAACGTAATACAAAGTCTGGTTTTCTTACTAACCTCTTTGCCGTAGGTTTGTTCACTGGTGCCAAGATCAACTATTCTAAAACAAGTTCCTAGGTAAATACCCTTTTCCAGCTTTGGAAAATCCGTGCCACCACCTTCACTAATTGTTAAACTCATAAAATCTCCTTGTTGTTGTGTTTGCAAATTATAACAAATTTGGATAATATCCTACAGACTTTTGCAAAGCAAAGCAAACACCAAAAATATAGGAATGAGTGATGTCATTAAAAATTACAGGACCGACCAAAAACAAAAACGCACCCTTCACAAAAGATTATATTTCACAGTTCCGAGACTTTTTAGCCAACAATGGCTTTGAGCCGGATCCGAAAAAAGGTTTGGTAACCGATGGCTCTATTGGTCGAGCTTACATCATCATCGGAAATCAAAGGAAGTTCGTAGGTTGGTATCAAGCATGGTTGGATCAATCTACCCCGTTCGGCAGATTAGGTGACTATCGAGTCAGTGCCGACCAACCTACGGCGACCTGGAAACCAGAGAACAGTCAAAATTATCGTATGTCGAAAGAACAGAAGGCAGAGATAGAAGAACTGAGACGCCAAGCCGAGGTCAAAAGCCAAGAGAAGTACACACAGGCCGCACAGAGAGCTCAGTCTATTTGGGATAAGTGTGAAGAAGTAGAAAAGCATCCATACTTAGAAAGAAAACAAGTTCTATCGTATGGCTTACGCAAAGATAAGCACGATAACCTGGTCTTACCACTCAAGGACGGACAAGGCACTATCGTTGGCTTACAGTACATTAGCGACGAAGGAGAAAAACGCTTTCTCACTGGTTCCAAAAAAAGCGGTAGCTTTTTCCTTCTCGGTAGAGAGATTTTCAATTCATCTGATAGTCTTAACTATGCAGAAGGCTATGCAACCGCAGCCTCTATATACGCTGACCGCTCCCAGCCTGTCGTCGTCGCTTTCGATGCTTACAACTTAATTAAGGTAGCGGAAGTGATGTATAAATACTTCCCCAATCACAAACACATATTCGTAGCTGATAATGACGATAGCAATACCGGGGAGAACGAAGCTAAAAAAGCTGCATCCTACATACAAAAGAGCGGTGGCTATGCCGAGGTGCAGATGCCAGAGACTAAGGGTGATTACAACGACCACGCTACAGAAGAAGCGTTAGAAGGTGAGGTCATCCTCCAGAACATAGATGTGCCAGTCGAATATGACTTTCAGCGCAATGCAAGCGGTAGGTTTTTAAACACAAAAGACAATATTGGCGGTGTACTGAAAGTGCATAATGTTGATGTGCGCTACAACGTCATAAAGAAAAAGATGGAGATAGACATACCAGACATGGAGTTTATTGCTGATATGTTTGAAGAAGCCAGTCTTATAGAAATAGAAGATCGCTGTATCAACATGGGGATCCCACACACTAAAGTGAGAGACTATCTGAAAGTTCTCGCTAGAGAATACAATCCTGTTAAGGAGTGGATAGATAGTGAGCCATGGGATGGCACAGATAGACTCCCGGACTTCATGGCATCGCTGACCACCGAGGAGTCCGCACAGCTTAAAGAAATGCTACTCAAGAAGTGGCTTATATCTTGTGTGGCCGCAGCCTATGAGACGAATGGTGTGGAGTTAGAAGGTATTTTAGTCTTACAAGGCGCACAAGGACTCGGTAAAACCTTATGGTTCAAACGACTGTGTGATTACAATAAAGGCTGGCTGTTGGA